GCCTTATTTAAAAGCAAGCGGTTATATTCAAACATTTCCATATTTGGTATTTTTAATCATTGTAAAACCTTTTAAGAGCTCTTGAATACCCATATCAAGGTTATAAAATGGTGTAAATCCTTCTTTTTCAATCTTTTCGTTAGAGACCATGTAGTTGCGTTGGTCTTTATCTTTACCAATTTCTGCATCAATAATTTCAAACCGTGGTACATATTTTTTAATGTTTTCACAGAGTTCACGCTTTGATACATTGGCAGTTGAAAGGCCTACATTGTATACTTGGCCTCTCATAGTTTCTTTTTGTATTGCCATTTTAAATGCTTGAACAACATCACGAACATGGATATAATTGCGTTTAAAATGTGATTCAAATAACACAACAAATCCATCATAAATAGAACGATAAGTCATATCATTTACTAACAAATCTATTCTCATTCTTGGCGACATACCAAATACGGTTGCGAGCCTTAAACTTGTGGCATTTGGATGATCCATTAAAACTTTTTCTACTTCTACCTTATCTATTGCATAACGGGAGATAGGATTCAAAGGTGAATCTTCATTACAAAAATCTCCTGTTCCATATGCACTATTTGTTGTAGGCATAATTACAACTTGGTCTTTATTTAAGTATTTCATCATCATAAACACGGCATCTTTGTTTGTTGTTGTGGCACCAATTGGATCTTTATCACAAAAAGGTGCGCCAACATAAGCTGCAAGAGGTATGATAATATCGGCCTCTTTCAACAACGGTGCCATGTCTGCTAATATACGAACATCACCACGATACACTCTGAAGTTTGATAGGTGACAAACATGATTTAATGATGATTGGCCAAAAAGAAAATTATCTAATACCGTAACATTATGACCATCTTTTAATAACTCTGGCACAAGAACAGAACCAATGTAACCTGCACCGCCTGTAACTAATATGTTTGCCATTTAAACCTCATTTAGTATCTTTGTAATTTCATCTATTTCATTTATCTCCATAGATGGAAAATTACCAATGTAAAAACCATAGAAATGAATATGTTCAGTTATTGGAAAGTTTAAGTGATAATTTTCAGGCACAATATTTTTTAAATATGGTTGTCGTAATTGATTACCACCACCTGCACTACCACGGCGAAACTCAATGCCTTCATCTTTCATTCGTTTCATTAATCTTTCTACAAACTCAGGATCTTTTTCATTTACAATTAAATTGAAAGCATAATTACTTGCACCAAGCAATTTAAAACCAATGTAATATTTTTTCTGATTTAATTTTGATAAGAACCTCTCATGGTTTAGATTTCTTATTTTAACATTTCCTGTTAAACTTGGCAACTGTGAAAGACCAAGTATACCGCCTAGTTCGGTGTTTCTCATATTGTAGGCTGCATGAGCAAAAATAAAATCTGGATTCAATTCTGGATTCTGAAGCTTATAAGCTAACTTCAATTTATCATTACCACATTCACGAACCATGCCGTGTGAACGAAGCATACGAATTGTGTGGTAAACTTCTTCATCATTTGTGCAAACCATACCGCCTTCAATTGTTGTCATATGGTGTGCATAATAGAAAGAGAAATTGGACATCCATCCAATACTGCCGCAAAGCTTCTGTCCGTGCATTGCTCCATGCGACTCGCAAACATCTTCAATCAATGGAATGTTACTTCTAGCCAAAGTTGATATCAAGTCATCACTTAATGCATTAAAGCCTTGAATATGTGATAAAAACACAGCACGGGTATTTGGAGTAATGGCACGAATAATTGCATCACTATTCATACCTAAAGTATCCATGTCCACATCCACAAATACAGGTGTAAAACCGCATTGTATTACTGAGGCAACATCTGATATCCAGGTAAGAGGCGGCACGATTACTTCACCACCTTCAGGATATTTAATCTTCAGCATTGTCATTGATAACAAATTGGCCGAAGCACCTGAATTAACAAACACCGAATATTTAACTCCAAGCCACTTTGACCAGGCTTCTTCAAACTGCTTACACTTAGGTCCGTTTGTGAGAATTGGGTCATCTTGTTTTAAATGTTGAATCATGGCATCTAAATCACGCCGTGATATATTATTACGCATTAAGGGATATTTCATATTACCTCACGAATTGTTTAATATAACTTGTGAACCATCGTTGTCAAATCTAAATGGCACCCAAACTTTAATTTGTTCCATTCTTCGCTTAAATTCTTTTTGGTGATTTGGCGGCACGAGAAACATAAAGAAACCACCACCACCTGCGCCCATTAATTTACCACCATAAGCACCATGTTCTATGGCAGAATAATAAATGTCATCAATCCAAGGTTGAGTGACGCCATCTGCCAAATTTCTTTTTATATTCCATGCTTTATCTAGCAGGTCTCCAATTATAAACATTTCTTTTTCTTTGGCAAGCATATCAATAGCTTCATTTGCTAAATTTGCCGTTTGTAACAGCTGTTCGTTTGTTTTACCTTCTTTAATGTTATCTACTTTTTTCTTTGCCTGTGTTTCAGCATGGCGAGATACACCTGAAAAACCAAGCATAATATGTGATTCTAAATGATTCTTGTAATCTTCTGTTATAGAAAATTTTTCAGAACTCCAACCTTGGTCTGACATAGTTATGATTTGAATACCACCATGCGCAGCCATAATTTGGTCTTGTATGCCAACATTTTCACCAATTATATTTTGTTCTACATGAATTGCTTCTTGTGCTAATTCTTTTTGATTAATAGTTTTTTTGTTTAATTGATACAAAGCATTTAACAAACCAACTGTAAACGAAGAAGATGATCCAATACCAGACCTTGCAGGTAAATCACCATCATGTGTAATAGAAATACCTTCAGGTATGTTTAGATATTGCAAACAGGCCCGAACAGAAGGATGGTCAATCGCAGAAATGTCATTTACATCTTCTGTCTTTGAATATACAATACGATTGCGGTATTCAAAAAATGGCGGCAGTTTTTTTACAGTAAGATAACAATAATGACCCATGGCCGCAGACAAGCATTTACTTGGATGTTTTTCATACCAAGCAGGATAATCGGTACCGCCACCAAACAAAGATAATCTAAATGGTGTTTTTGTTATAATCATTTTTCGTTATAGTAATCACCCCACTCTACAAGAATTGTTGAACGATTATCATCACGCAACAAAGCTTTCTCATATGCAGGAAATATATCTTCTGGTTCATCTAAGCGAATTACTTCAATTGTTTTGCACATCAAACGAAATGCATCAGTAAAATCACCTATGTGTTGGCATTGTGGATTTAATGGTCTTTCAGAGCCAATACTTGTTCGTATAATTACTTTTGATTTATACTTTGACATAATTGGCAACTTATCAACATGGTTGACCAATTGACTAACCGCACACAACAAAAAATTCCATCGTGGATAAATTGAAATAGGCACACGACCATGAAGAGACATACCTAGTGCCATACCCATTTGCATTTCTTCTGCAACAGGCAATTCAATTAATTTATCTTTTGAAATGTCTTTGAGTGTGTTAGACATTCCTGTTCCTGGTACAGCAACAGCTTGACCTAAAAATAATGTTCTTTCGTCTTGAGCCAAATAATCCATTGACCGTTTAAGTTCATCAAAGTATTTCAAAATTGCACCCTCGTTCCAGCTCCAGCGTGTGGATATTTGGTTTCATATTTGTAATGAAAAATTACATTATTACGGAAATTTTCATAGGTTAATTGTTCATCATTCCATACTTCTCTTGTATCTGTGCAAACTGATTTACCATTATCTTCAATAATAAATTGTATAGGTAATTCATGTTGAATGGCATATTTCATTGATTCGTAAGCAATGCCTGTTTCTGAAGTCATATCACCCATAAAACAAAAAACTTTTGCATCACCGTCACTTCTTTTTATTGACATGGCCGTGCCGACTGCAATTGGTAAAATGCCGCCAACAATTGCTGATGAATATATTCTATGGCTTGGAAAGCATAGAGAGATAGAACGACCTTCTAAAATTTCTTTTTCAATTTCATCAGGTGGCACACCTTTAAGTAAACATTGATAATGTGAACGCCAAGAACAAAACACCCAATCTTGTTGGCGAATGTTTTGAAAAATTGCAATCATCTCATCTTCGTTACCATAATAAAGATGAACTGGTGCCCGTATTTTACCCGCATTAAACTGGTCTGCGACACGAGTTTCAAAATCAATAAGGTCTTGTTTAGTCACCTAATATTTTCCTTTTTAAACGAATCTTTGACATTTCTTCTACATTTAGCCGTGATTGTATGCCAAATTTATTTTCTACCAATTGTAAAAATGGTTTATGAGAGAAATAGGTATGCCATGCATCATCACGAAACTTTAATACTTCAGCACCAGACAATGTTTTGGTTCTCAATGGTTTACAGTCATATGATAAAAAAGCAAACTCTTCAAATGTTTGTGGCAATTCCCAATTATTATTTTTGGCTTCCATATACAATGGGCTACCTGGTAATGCCATCGCTGCATAAAAGTTTGCGTGTTCACAATTAAGTTCTAATGCTAAATCTAATGTCTCTTGCATGGTTTCTTTTGTATCTTCTGGAAATCCAAACATATAATTACCAAGAACATTGATATCTGCATCTTTGATTTGTTTTACCACCTCACGAATATTTACTTGTTTGAATCGGCCTTTATCAATCTCTAATCGCACTTGTTGATTACCAGATTCAATACCTAATGCCAACCAATTTACACCAGCATCTTTAAATAGTTTTAATTGATCCTCACGCACAGAATCCACACGAGCATATGCCCAAAAATTGAACTTCATTCCTCTGTCAACTAACCCTTGTAGAATAGGCACATAATATTTTTTATTCAGAAAAAACATTTCATCAGTAAGGCGAACGGTTCTAACACCATTTTCATACAGATATTCCAATTCTTTCAACATTAATTCTGGTGACCAAAATCTCATACCACGGCTATCAGCAGAAACTATATCATTATCATATTCTGTTCTGTTTACAATGTTAATCATACAGAAGTTACAACCAAATTGGCAACCTAATGATGTATAAATTGCCGCAAATGGTGTGCGACCTTCTTCTAAAAAGTTAGTGTGCCAATAGTGAGCTCTATATTTGTCTAGCAAGTATTTGTCTTTTGGCAATAAGTCCCATGCATAACCAGGCATTACAACATCCATATCGTCTGTCTTAACAATACAACCACCAATTGTAGGCCTTGGAAGCCCATGTTTTTTATACCACATACCACGAACATTATCTAAATGATTTTCTAAATCTGTCTCTAACAAATCTAGCAGACCATATACACCTTCGTTAATGAAAGCAAAATCAACATAAGAGTATTGAATGACTTCATGCGGCAATGCTGAAGTGTGAGAACCAATAAATGCGGTCTTTAGATTTGGATGTGATAGTTTGAGTTGAGTTGCGAGAGATTTGGCACCAATCATCATCGTGGTGCCTGAATTTGGATTTTGCCCATAAAGAACAAAGACCACAAGTTTAGGTTTTGTTGCCGCTATTTCTTCCGCAGCATCTTCATCATTTACATGGCAAGCATCAAAATCTAAAATGCAGGGATTATGACCTTTTACACGGACAGCCTGCGCTAACAAAGCTGCCCATGTAGGCATTTCAATTGCTGAATATGTTTTTGCTAAATCTTGATAGGCTTTTGCGGCACTACTTGGCACCACGAAACACACATTTGCCATAACAACCTCATTATAATAAAATATTTAGTGTAACTTTTTATTTCGTTTTTCTTTGAGAGCTTCAAATATTTCTTCAGTATCTAAAACTCCATCTTCATCATCTTCATCGTCATCATCTTCTTCTGACATTACATCTATTTCTTCCATTCTTTGTTGTGCTTCCATAACTACTTCACCATAATGTTTAATGGCAGAATCTTTTGGGTCAATTATGGTAAGAATATCTGATGTATAAAGAATAGCGTGATTGTCTTTAATGATTTCAATTGGCAACCAAGGCATCATCATCATTACAGTTTGACCTGTTGGTATTCTTTTAAATATGACCTGCATTGGGTTATGTAATATGGCAGTTTCTTCATCTTCTGATTGAATATAATCTGCTATGATATCCTCGCCACCATGCAAACGAATAATTTTAATATTATTATTAGGTGTTGTTTGCATTTTTAAGCTCTATGTTGTAAAATTTATAGTTGAACTTTTCTTCATCGTATATCTTAACTCTTTCAATAAAATGCTTGAGTGTATAATTAACAAATTTGCCAACACGAAAATCATCTGCAATATCAAAAAGTGTTGCTTGTGTTTTGTTATCACCAATTCTTAAACCACGACCTATTGACTGAAGATTACGGATGCGGGATTTGGATGGACTGGCAAATATAATATTGTGAAGGTTACGGATATTGACACCAGTGCTAAAAGTGCCATAAGAAGCAACAATGATAGCATCATTTTCCTTTTCAGTAATTGAACGAACTGATTCCCGCACCTCAACATCTGTACCACCAAATACGAAAAATACATGACGCTTACCAGCATCAGCTTTGATAATGTTGTGTAAATCTTTTCCATGTTTCTCCACAAATTGAAATAATATAAGTGTATTGCCTTCTAATGACAACACCAAGTTTTTAATAAATTCGTTTCGTGCTTTATTTTGCACGATAAAGTCCATTTCTGTATTGTAATCCCAATCACGAGCCATTTTACAAAGTGGGTCAGGATACTTCAACACAAGGCATTTAATATTGAAATCTGCTAATTGACCTTTCTCAATTAATTCTGAGGTGGTCGTTGCCTTATAAACTGGTCCAAACAAACCTTCTAATACAAGGCGATGTGTTTGTGTACCGTCTAATGTTCCTGTGGTACCTATTCTATATTTAGCGTTTGTGCAACCAGATAGAATCGTTGTAAGTGATTTGGCTTTAAACTGGTGTGCTTCATCACCTAATACATAATCAAATTGTTCAAAATAATCTTTTTCATTTTTATAAATTGATTGCCATGTGGTTATGGTAAGAAATTTGTTTGTGTGTTTCTCTTTACCAGAGTATTGGCGGTGACAGTATTTGTCTGAATCATAACCATATGAAGCAAAGTCACTATACATTTGTTCTACCAATGATGTAGTAGGAACAATTAACAAACCTCTTTTGAAATCAGCTTCTTGTAGCCAACGAACAATCAAATAAATGATAAGTGATTTACCTGATGCAGTTGGTGATAGTATGAGTTGGCGTTTATTGCGAACAGCCTGAAGAAAACTTTTCCATTGATACTCACGCAATTCATGTGGCAAATTTAAGGTCTTTACAAACTCTAATGCCTCAACACCTGAGAATTCTTGTGTAAGCTTGATAGCATCAGCAATCTCTAAGCTATAATTTCTTTCGGCACAAAATTTTTCTATGTAAGGAATAAGACCATGATATATGGTAAATGTTCGTAAATCTGCGAGCCTTATGCGACCATCCCATATACGGCTCTTGTATGCAGGAGTAAATTGATAACCTGGAACAAAAAATGTAAAGTAGTCCGACAGTTCTTGTGCTATACTTCTTTCACATTCAAACTGTATAAACGCTTCATTCTTTTTATGTAATACTAAATCAAACACCTTGTATAAATTTTTCCCAATCAATCCATGACCTTAACTGATATGTCCTACTATTTAGCTCTTTCATAATTGCTAAGCAAACTTCCACTATTTCTTCATGTATGGCTTTTTTAGCCATATACTTGTTTAAATCTTCATCACTTTCCAAATATGTAGATAGGTCAGATTTAATTACAAACGGAAATGGTTCCCATCCGTATTTCTGTAATTCATCATCATCTAACTTACCTGTGTAATACTCCCACTTAATCTTTTTCCATTTATTATAGTTGAATTCTGCTTGCTTGGCAAGCATACGATGTTGGGATAAAACATTTAGGTATTTGCTATGAAGTTTTGGT